CGTAAGGCATTCCTCTAGAGAGGAGGGTACAATCACACTCTTTTGTTGAACACAGGGTAGCAGACCTTCGCGCGTCTGTACCGCATGTTCTTTTGTCCGGAAGCAACGATTTTCCTTACTTCTAAGGAATTTTATTGCCGCCGACATTTTCATTCTCTCAGGCCTCTGGTAAGGCCCAAGTTCCCACGTCTCGCGGACCACTATCTCCGCAATTTCCTTGTTTTTGACTAATGATGAGAGCCTTGAGGACCCGGTGTCCGTCAGCTTCACCATCTTCTGGTGGAATCCCTCCTCCTCCTTCTTAATCATGACACCCCCGTCATGTTTCTTTTCTCTCCGCCACAAAGCTCGAGGAACCATGTTAGTTCCTTTGAAACGGAATCCGAGACTCTTCAATGTTTGCTTTGAAGTCCGGATTACCTTTTCAAAGTGCCTCAGGGCAGCTTTGTGGACGGCCTTCCCCCTACTCCCTTTCCTAAAAGAAAATCCTCGAACCAGTGACTGCACAGCTTCAGCCACGGACCGGGGATCTCTCGTACTTAACGCACCACATCGCACGAAAGGTATTAAAACCAAGTTCCGTGTGAAATAAGTTGAATTGATCGTGAGGAATGAAGACGTGTACGATGTCTTTTTCTCATTCAGCTCAAGACCAAGTTGTGGTACCAAGGTACGGTATTTTTGTTCCCATTTCTCTGAGCACTGCACGACTAAGTCATCACCATTGATTAACTTAGCCGGAGTCTCGCCAACCAGTCTGCTGACATACTCCGAGGAGATGTGATTCTGTAGGCAGAGGAGAGGAAAAGATAGAAGGTTTCCCATGAGTTGCCCCCGGGACACTTCGAAACTATCTTTTACCTCACCCTCTTCATAGAACTCACCATCCACACAAGGAGGTCTGTCAACGAGAGTGACCGTTGGACGGAGGCTTTTTCGGGCCTCGGAGAAAAGGGGGGAAAGGGAGGAGGGAGAAAGGAAGGCAAGTTCATCTATGATGGCTTCAGCCACCTCGGTAGGAATGTTATCGGTCGCAGATACGAAATCAGCCGATAACCATCTTTCTCGTGGTCTAAAACCAGCTCGGTCCAGCCTGGACGGAGTAGGTTCACCACGGAGAAGCCAATCTTCTTCCGAGAGGCGGTCATAGATGACCTTGTGAAGGGGGCGTAGGAGGAGGTAACTGTGATGGTTCTTAACCAGAGCTCTGGGTTTGCCGGCGTCGCCGGCAATCATGAACTCTGGTTCGTGGATAATCTCTGGCGATTTGACAGATGAGCAGTACTCATCACGATGTCCATGCCAGGATGCGTAAGAACCACCACAGCAGCGAGGGGCGGTGGTAGTGGATTTGAGGGGGGGAACCGTATTCCTCGCCTGCCTCTCGATACTCTTGGGCTTAATACCTCGAGGAAAGAGTTCCCTCACGACTTCACGGGCAAAGGCAATATAGCCTTCCGGAAGCTCACGAGGGCCGGCAGTCAGGACCTTCTTAAGGTCACCGTATAGTGAATCACCCATACAATCGCAACTGGTAGGAAGCGATTTGGTGATTGAGGACACTGCGGCGGCCAAAGAAAGGGAGTCTTCAAGACTCAGGACGGAGAAGAAGTGTTCGCCTTGGAGTGTGGCGATTAGCGGAGCGGAAAGGTGCAATTTTATCTGTTTCATTTTTTCCTTACAAGAAGAACCCTTTAGGGCCTTGTAACTAGGAAAAAAGAGGCGGTGGTTCTCCCGCGAGAGAGGACCAACCGGCAGATAAATTGCACGGAGAAAGAGAAGTCCAGACTTGGTGGCGCTGGTCGCCATGTGTTGGAACCCTGTGCAGGCTCCGGGTGCTTTTTGGGCACCAGTTTGTACGTTCTTGTCAGATGATTCAATCATTATTGGCACTAAGAACCGATTAGTCACGTAATGACGAACCGGGCAGTCGATTGAGACACCCGCCAATTGCAT